TCCAACTCATTGTGTAAATCTTGGGCATTGCGGTATGCGTATTAGTACACAAGCAACTGTTCATGTGTCTGCCCTTGATAAACAAGAGTCAGGTAATCACTACAAAGACAAAGGCATCCAGCCTATCGTTTACATTCACGCCAACAATCTAGGTTTTTGTGCCGGGAACGTAGTGAAATATGTTACTAGGTACAAAACCAAAGGCGGCGCTGCTGACATACGCAAAGCCATTCACTACTTAGAGTTATTGCTTGAGTTGGAATATCAAGACAAGACTTCCAGCACATGATTGATGTGCTTGAGTCGGTCATCTAAACCGATTGTGCCGCCATTGATCTTCTTAGTCATGGCGACATAATCTTTTGCATCGGCCTCTTTGTTTAGGCCACGCTTATTCCAAAACCATGCCGCTGAAAGTGCTGCGTATTTTGGCGACAACAAAAGGTCAGGCGAATGAATGAAATCTTGCTGCAAAGCATCACCACAGAGAGTGTAGTTGTCCTTGCCAGTAAGCTGGATCAAGCCACGGCCTTTGTAGAGGCTACCTTCCTCAGTTTCTTCGGTTCCGTTCCCCATACGACCACCGTATACCTTGTTTGCGATCTTGTCGGGATTGCGGTGATACGGTTGTGCTGCCTCAAGATTAGGAAATCTGCTAGGCCAGACACGGCACAGGGCTTCCGCTGAGTAATTCAAGTTTTCTTGCAGAGTCTTAAAGTTGCCTGATTCGTGAGCGCATTGACCAATAAAAGCAGCTATACGCAGTGGCGTGTTGATTTCATAGCGTTGCATAGCCTCATTCAAAGGCTCTAGCCAATCGTCATCAATGTGCAATTCTTTAATTTGTTCAGCAGTAATCACTTAGATGCTCCAGATTTAGAAAGCAAATCGGTCTTGGCTTGTGAACCAGCAGACGATCCAAAATAGTAGGCAATGATGCCCGTCCACGCAGTACCCAAGCTGCCAAGCATCATCAAGATAGCAGGGTTGCTGCTGTCAATTTGGTTGAAAAACATCATTACCATAATGCCAAAGAAGCCTATAGTCACAGCGCCAGCCAAGATAGGTGGCATCATGCTTCTGGTGGTAGCTTGCATCTCCCGTGCTGACTTGCGGTCTTCCACTTCTAGCTTTTCAAAGTTAAGGCCAAGTTCTTGCGCTTGCTTTTGAAGTTCAATTTCAGCAATTTTGACCTGTGCGATTTGTTCTGCCGACAGCTTGTTGTTGCTAATCATGTCGCCAACCTTGTCAGGGTCAACGCCAATAGCTTTTGAGATAGCCGACACAGCCATACCCGCTAGTGGGCCACCCATTGCAGTAGCGATGGTAGGTGCGATTTGTTTAAGCCAATCCATATCAATTACCCCTTTTGGTTAGCATGGCGCTGGCGATCTCCAGCATGAATTTTACTTGTTGAATGTCTTGCGGTGGCTCTGCCCACCCGACCGTGACCTGTCCAACAAACCGATGCGAGTCTGGCGGCACGCTCACCCGGCAGGTGAACGTCACGCCCTTTTCGATGTACCACAGGCCCACCTCAGACTGAGCATAGCGGTACTCGCTACACGGAATCTCGTTGGTCATCAGCTTGACCACATCAGAGTTGTTGGCCGTGTTCTGACTGAACAGCCCCACATCAATGTCTTCAATCGTCTTGTCGCGCCCGTCCTTGGTGTAGGCTTTGTACAGCACCCGGCTGTTGAACAGCGGGTTAACCTTAAACACAGCCACCACGGTTGCGCCCGTCTTTTTGAGCAGCATGGAACTGGCATCATCGGCCCTTGCAGCGTTGATCTCTGGCAGCTTCTTTGATTCCTTGTACGCATCAAACATGAAGGTCTGGTTCTGCCACAGGAAGTACCCAGCAAAGGCCACCACGCCCATCACAAGGATGGCAAACAGCTTGAACGGGCTGTCTACATACCCAAGAACTTTATCAATGATGGATGCTGGTTTATCGCTCATCGCAGGTGCTTCATGTAAAGAACAATGCCGCCGACCAGAAGGCCCGTAAGCACGATTACTCCCAATCCGATGGCTATGTATTCAACCATGTCCTCAAGCTGTTGCTGCCGCCTTTTTGCTTCTCTAGCGGCTTCTTCCTTGGCTTCCCTGCGCCTACGGGCAGCAGCGGCTTGGAACTTCTGCCAGTCTTGCCACATGCCGGGTCTGCCCTCGTAGACCATCCGTTCACGCAGCTCCACTTCTTGCGCGTTCAGTTGCTCCAGCGCCATGAATTCTTCCATGTCGCTGCCGCCACCCTTCTTGGTGGCTCTTTCTTGAATCACTGCTTTGTTGTCGAAGTAGTCGAACACCCGTGAGCCGAGCGCAGACAGTTCTTTGCCGTTAGCCAGAGCGCCTTTGATGACTGCAAAAGCAGCGTTAGCAGCAGCAAGTTCGGCAATCATCGCAACACCTCAATAAACACCTTGGCGCACCAGACCACCAGCCCACAAAGAAGGGCCGCAGCGATGAAGCTAACGGCCCAGTCTTTCATTTGAGAATCCACACCGCAGAAAAAATCGTCCCTGCCATAGAAATAATCATCAAGCCAGCAGTCTGCAACATGATGGTTTCAATGCGTTTAAGCCTAGCATTGATCTGCTCGTACCTGATCGCACAAACTTCTTCGTGAGTTGACAGTCGAGCGTCTGTTTTGTCTACGGTGCTCATTTCATCCATTCCTTATTGGCAAGTAATCTGGGGTCTTCGGGCTTGAATTTTAAAGCCTCGTCCAGTTCTTGTCTTGCTTTATCCTTATGGCCTAGATGCCACGCCGCAATGCTGCACAGGTCGTGCGGCTTGTCAGACCATGCAGCGGGGTCCATTGTATAGACCTCCAGCTTTTCCTTAATTTTCAGCGCCCTGTTTGCTGCAAAGTAACAAGTCTCCCAATCATGGGTGTTGTAGCAGAACATTGCGTAATCCACCCACGGCTCACGGGTGTTGGGTTCTTCAAGGCAAGCGCCCTGATACCACTTTTCAGCTTCTTTGATCTCGCCTAGGCTTTCGTGTGACTTGCCAAGCAGCCTCATGGCGTAGCATCGCTCATGGCTCCAACTTGCCTGTGGCATTGTCAGGTACTTCTTGAGCGCAGGGATGGCCTCTCTCCACTGAGAATAAAACGTCAATTCTCTAGCGTAGTAAAAAGCATTTCTGTGGCAGTACGGGTCTTCCTTGACCGCCAACTCAAGCAAGGGCAAATACTGGCTGCGTGACTTTGTTTCGTCAGGATGGTGACTGACAAGCAGCATATCCGTGTGTGCGTACACCTCGGGGATTCTGTTGTCAGCCCGAATGTACTCATGGATTGGGTGATGCCAGTGGTAGCCGTAGCGATGGTGAATCTTCTCGCTGTAAAACACGACCCCATTGCTCCAATCAAACTTGTAGCGCAGACGGGTTGTGTCGGTTGCCCAAACACGCTCAATCTCTTTTCTCCAACCCGGCTCTAGCACTTCGTCTAGGTCTAGCGAAATGCAGATGTCGATGTCAGGTGGCAGCAACGCAAGGGCAGCATCTCTGGCCCTGTCAAAGCGCCAAGGCTTTACGCATATCTCAAAGACTCTAGCGCCAGCGTTCATCGCCAACTGAATCGTGTCATCAGTTGAGCCTGTGTCGGCAATGACAATCAGGTCAGCATCTTTGGCTGAAGCACAGAATCGTTTGACAAAATGCGCTTCGTTTTTGCTGATGGCATAAACAGCTATTTTCATGCTTAACAGTCTACAGCGTCCTCAAAGCCGACTTGCAGCTTCAGGTCGGCATACAAACCGTCCATCAAGTTGCCTTGTGGAGTAGCGCAGTAGAAAGCGTGTTGCGCCACTTCCTGCGCGTTTGCTTCCCGAGCATCAGCATTGGCAGACACAGACACTTGGTATTGCACCTGATCTTTGTTGCCAAAGATGTTGGTGATACGGGCATAGGCGTCTGTGAATGGAACGCCTACGTTGCTTGTGGAGATAGAGATTTTCAGAGCCATGATGTTTTCTTTAATAAGTCATTTCCGTTGTACGAATTTGAGCAACCCACCGAATTGTAGTTGCCGCTGCGCCTGTCACTGTGATTGCTAAACCGCCATTGGTTGTGTCAGCAGTCACTGCAATAGACCAAGTTGCCGCACCAGTGTCTGCGTATAAAGAAGTCGCGGTTGGTGTGCCAACAAGTGCTGTAGAAGCGGCGCTAGCACCACGTTTAATAACACCTTCAACGTACCAGCCTTTTGTATCACCTGCACCAGTAACACCTGCAATAACTTCACCACGGAAATAGTAAGCAGAGTTGTTGGGTAGGATTACTTGGTTGGTTGTCGTAGCGGCATTTGTGTTGCTTGTTAAAACTGTTGCGGTTGCGTCTGTGGTTTGGCGACCTAAAACTAACATTGCTGATTGAGAAACACCAAGAACTGCTGTAATTGGAGAATTAGAAGCTGGAAAAACTGCATAACAATTTAATAAGCGCGTAGTTCCTCGAGTTCCACCTAAAACAAAAGATGAATTACCATTTGCCGTGTTGTATGACCCGCCACAAACAACTGCTTGTGATCCATTTGTGTTATTGTTTTCACCAGCAAAAATTCCTGCACTTGTTCCATTGCCGGTGTTACTATTTCCACCAACAACGGCAGAAAACTGACCTTGTGAATTATTAACTGATCCACCACCAGCAAAAGCATAACTTCCAGTTGCTCTAATTGTGTCACCCCCAATGGTGGCGGCATATTGTTGCGTTGCTTGATTGGTTGTTCCACCAATAGCGGCTGATCTTAAACCGCTTGCTGTGTTATTAAAACCACCAACTACGGCGCTGTTGCTACCACTTGCCGTACTGCTACCGCCGCCAACAACAGCAGCATTTGAACCGCTTGCTGTGTTGCTTGAGCCACCTGCAACAGCAGCATATGTGCTTGTTACTTTGTTATTTTCACCTCCTAAAACCGCAGAGGAATAATTTGCACTAGATGGCGGGGCAAAATTAAGGCTAATCCATCCTGTTTCAGAAGTAGCGCCTCCTACTCCTCTGGTAATAAAATCTTTTGAATAACACAAATCTACTGATTGCCCTGCGCCAATAATAAGTATTGGAGTTGCAGAACCATTACCCATTCGGTCAGATGAAAATAAATTAATAGGCGTTCCGTTTACGCCTCGCATTATGTTGACAATTTTTAACTGCTTGCCTTCTACTGGAGCAGTAGGTAAATAAACAAAAATTGCCGCAACTTGTGCTCCAGTTTTGAAAAGCTGAATTGGCGCACAATCATCAACAAGTGAAACGGTTGAAGTTGGCGGGCTTGGAAAAGTGCCAAAATCCCAAACCTGTATTGCAGGTGTGTTTTCAGATGCAAACCCCGTAAACATCAGTAGTCCCCGCCAATAGCAGTCAGGTGAAAACCTGCCGCCACTGCTGTGCCGAATGTGGCGTACACACGATAACCCGGCGCCAAGCTAATGTTCAATGGCAAGATAATGTCGGGCTGTTCTGCTGTTTGCGATACCGTTGTTGCCGACAGTGTTCGCTCAAGATACAACGCATTGTTGGCTGCTGTTGTAGTTACAGAACCGTTGTTGATCCAAATGCGGATTACGGTTGCCACGTTAGTGCCAAGCGACCTCACCTTGATAAAGTCCAGTCGTGAGCCATCAGTGGCATCCGCCGTAAAGATCGGGCCGTAGATTGTTCCAGCAGTCAGGTCGGTCGTTGTGTTGGCTGTTAAGCCGGGAGTACCTGCGGTCGCGGCTGTTCCGCTTACCCACAATACTTCAGGAACTAAGGGGAAAATAGGGTTTGTGTTCTGTGCCATTTACATTGCTCCAATTGACCAAGATTGTAATTTGGGAATAGGCGATGAGTCACCACCACCACCACCAGTAACAGCAACTGTAACAGCGCCTCCCGAATTTGTCGCGGTAACACCATCACCAGTAAAGTTCAAGCTGGTCAACGCTGTTGTCAGTGTTGAGCCTTCATCCTGAACAGTAATGCTTGGGCCAGTGGGTCCAGTGGGTCCTGTCGGGCCAGTTAAACCTGTGCCCCCCGTAGGTCCGGTGGGTCCGGTCAAGCCTGTTGGCCCTGTTGGTCCGGTTAAGCCCGTTGCTCCTGTGGGGCCTGTGGGTCCAGTGGCCCCCGTAAGGCCTGTGGCTCCTGTGGGGCCAGTTGGTCCCGTAGCCCCCGTTAAGCCAGTAGCTCCCGTGGGGCCGGTTGGCCCGGTTAAACCTGTGGCCCCAGTAGGCCCGGTTGGTCCAGTGGCCCCCGTAAGACCCGTAGCCCCCGTAGGTCCAGTAGCCCCGGTCAAACCTGTAGCACCTGTTGGGCCAGTTGGTCCGGCAACAGTAGATGCTGCGCCAGTTGGTCCTGTTGGGCCAGTTAATCCCGTTGGGCCTGTTGGTCCAGTTGGGCCAGTGTCGCCAGTAAGACCTGTGGCTCCCGTAGGTCCAGTAGGTCCGGTCAAACCTGTCGCCCCTGTCGGTCCAGTAGGACCAGTTAAACCTGTGGCTCCTGTCGGGCCAGTTGGTCCAGTATCACCTGTAAGACCTGTGGCTCCTGTTGGACCAGTAGGACCAATAGTTCCTGTAGGCCCAGTGGCTCCAGTGGGTCCAGCAACGCCTTGTATACCTTGTGGTCCTGTCGGTCCAGTAGCGCCAGTGTCACCTTGGATGCCCTGTGGACCCGTTGGCCCCGTAGCACCTGTGTCGCCTTGAATACCCTGAATGCCTTGGATACCTTGAGGTCCAGTAGGCCCAACTACACCTTGCGCTCCAGTTGAGCCTGTGGGTCCAGTAACGCCTTGAATGCCTTGGATGCCCTGTGGTCCGGTCGGGCCTGTTGGTCCTTGTGCGCCTGTTGGTCCTTGTGGTCCAACAATCTGACCAGCATCAAACCATGCTGTGCCATTCCACACATACAAGTTGCCTTCAGACGTAACAATGTATGCGTCATTAACTTGGTTGCCTGTTGGCGGCAAATCACCAACATTAGTTACTTCACCTTTTAAGTTAATTGACGTTCCTTGTGGGCCTGTGTCTCCAGTAGGACCAGTAGGGCCAGTAGCGCCCTGAATACCTTGTGGGCCTGTTGGTCCAGTGTCGCCTTGAATACCTTGCGCCCCGGTAGGGCCAGTAGGACCAACAGCGCCTGTTGGACCAGTAGGGCCAATAACAGTAGATGCTGCTCCAGTAGGACCAGTAGCGCCCGTAGGACCAGTAGGGCCAGCCACTGTAGAAGCAGCACCCGTTGGGCCAGTAGGACCAGTTGGCCCTGTTGCGCCAATTACACCTCGGTCAATCCTAGCCTCTACGCGAGGCTGTGGAACTACTTCAAGGCTTACGTTGTTTCCGTCAATGACGTTTACAGTTACTTTGCTCATAACACTACAACGCCATCAGAACGAACAAGGAACAACAAGAAAATAATCATGTCATCCGCTGGATTTGCGCCCGCAGCAGGAAAGGAAACCTTTACCCTCCCTGAATAGCCCACGCAACTTTGAGCATTGATGTCAAGCTGTGGATCGGTTGCCATCAAGCCCCATGCGCCAGCGTCAATGACAAGGGTACAAGTGCCAGCAACAGCAGCAATGTTTGTGATTGTCAGAGGAATAGCAGCCGGAGTTGGCGAGTAGTCTGCAATGTCAAAGGTCAGACCGTTTCGCGTGTCTTGAATGTTTGTCAGATTGCGCCGAACAATCTGAGCATCAATGGTTGCGCCTGTAAGGTTGACAGGCAAGCCGAGAGATGTAAACGACAAATTCCAATACGTCTGCTGATCCCAAACAAGTTCGCCAGCTAGGATTGGATTGTCAAAGCCCGAGACTTGGGCTAGTGAGTTGCGGCTGAATACGGCCATGATAATTCCCTGATCTCAGGTGGTGACGCTCCCTATGTACTCACAGGGCTACGGGTCTTGTCATGTCTTGATGAGATTATCTCACTATTTATTACCAGCGCAACAAAACAACACCAGCACCACCGCCGCCTCCACCACCACCAGCAGTACCTCCGCTGCCGCCAGAGCCTCCTGAAGCGCCGCTAGGATTACTGCCACCAGCCCCACCTGCACCTGATGAAGCGCCAACACTATTGCTTCCATTACTACCTGCGCTGCCGTTAAAAGCAGCACCACCAACGCCGCCAGAATTAATAATAATGTACGCCGCACCACCGCCGCCGCCACTAGCCCAACCAGCGCCACCACCGCCGCCACCAAAATAAACATTAGAACCAGCATCATAAGGTGTACCAGCAGCGCCAAAATTTCCACCAAACCCCGCAGTTTCTCGTATAAAAGAAGTTGTAACAGTTGAAGTTGCACCCGTGCCACCGCCACGACCACCAGTTGCAGATACAAAACCACCAAACGATGATGTGCCTCCGGTTGCTCCAGAAACGGGTGTACTAGAAGAACTACCATTACCGCCGTTGCCGCCAGAACCAACAGTTACTGCAATACTTGCGCCGGGAGTTAAACCTACAACTAACACTTGTTGAACTAACGAATTTCCACCAACTTGAGCGCCAGCATCTGTTGCACCACCTTGACCACCGCCACCGCCGCCAATGACAGTTGCATATACAGCAGTCACACCTGCTGGCACAGTAAATGTTCCGCTTGCCAAAAACAATTGTTGAAAATTACCAACAGGTAAACTTACTGCACCTGTGGCACTATTAACGCTAGTAACACCGCCGTTTGCCGCAGTAGTTGCATTGGTTGCATTGGTTGCGTTTGTTGCCGTAGCTGCGTTACCAGAAATGTTGATGCCCCATGTACCAGAAGCATCGCTACCAGTTCTTGTCGGCACGTTAAGGTTTGTTCTTGCAGCAGCTTCTGTTGATGCCCCTGTGCCTCCGTTAGTCACAGGAACAGCGTTTACAAGACCGTCAGTAGCGTCTAGTTGACCTGCTGTGTTGAGGTTGTTTGCAAGTTGCGATAGGTTAAAGGCTTGAGTCATGTGATGTCCTTATGCTGCGCCATCTCGGGCAAAAGTTT